GCCGGCATCGTTTCAACCATATAATTGCCCTCGCAGCAGATCCCCATGCCGGATGTATTGTAGTCCTCCGTGTGCGCCCCGCGCTGCAGCTCTTCGCGGCCGGTGTAGATGGTGCCATCCTTGTCGATGAAGAAATTATATCCCATCCCGGCCCATCCATTTTTCAGATGCCAGCGATGGATATCGTCTGCCGTGCAGCTTTTGGCTGCCGCATGGTGTAGGATAATGTACTTAATGTCGGATGCCGTACGCCTCGTTGGCGCATATGCCCATTGGTATTTTTTTCGGATAATATTCATTATTAAAGTCTCCTTTAATTAAACCCATTCTTGCGTCCTGTAATTAAAACAAAACGCCGTTTTCTTTCCTTATTCCTTTTCCACTAGCTGCTTAAATGCCTGATGCAGCCCCGTGGATGCTAGTCCCGTCACAGCGCCGGCTACTACTACCTGCACGCTGATATCCGCCTGCACAACACAGGCCAGTACCATCCCTAAAATGCAGCAGATAGTAGGAATCCACTTATTGTCTACATCCCTGATCCATTTTTTCACAATGTACCCGACCACCAGACAGGCCACTAATACCACCGGAATATACATGTCAGTGATAAATTCTAAATTCATTTTTTAATATCCTCCTTGATTTCATCAATTTGACGCCATGCTGCTTTTAAACTCTGTTCCGCTATGGCTGTACGTTCTACTACTTGATTGTGCTTATTTACCTTCTCTTCCAATGCCTTAAATCGCGCTTCAAACGCCGATTCCAACGCATTAAAACGTGCCTCAGAGGCAGCTTCCACTGCCTTTAACCGCACTTCCAGTACCGCAGTTGTTTTGTTATTCGCAAAATATGAACCTGCGATTGTTCCAATCAACGCTAGCGCCGCCACGATAATCGTTGACCAATCCATTTATCCCTTCACCTCCCCTCATCATTTCCATTTACCCATCGCATGCCAAAATACCGTAACCGCCATACTAGCCTTTGATGTTCCACGGCAAAACTGCAGCTGCGGCGTTCTGGTTGCTGTCCCTAGATCACCTGATGATACTGGAATTACAGATGAGCCTTGTGCCTCCGCGCTATACATACAAACGGGAACATCTATAAACATCCCTGACGGGTAATCCGCATAGGTACGTCCGCCAGAATCTATATACATTGCATTCCCCCACAGCTGCGTACAGCTAATGGTTTTATTTGTTTTCCCCCAGCATTCTGCAACGCCGTCGCTTAGCTTTATATATGTCCAGATGCCAGATGTACCATGACCAGCAACATACGTTGTATTTGAACTATCAAATATTTTGTACCATGGCCCGAATGTCGGCGTTAAATTATTGTTATATGATACAAATCTATAATATTTAATGCCGGTTAACGACGTCAGATCCTGTATCAAATACCGGTACGCATTCGCAGTTGGTCGTGTCCGATTCATAGAATTTGAATCATACACATGCATTCTAAATGCTGATCCAGACGGATTGTTGACTATCGTTGCCCCATCAGATCCACTGCGGCACCAGTAATAACCCACGTCCAAATAATCATTCAGATTACTATTTTTAGGAATATTTATATGCGTGATATCCCAGACACTAGGCATTCGCACGGTGCCATTCATCCATGCATCCCCTGGCACCGTCAGCTCTGGCATATACACGCCCTTAGCATTCTCTGGTGGATACATCAGGATCCCGGCCGCTTCCTCTCCCAGCACCGCTCTGTACTGGTCTGTTTCAATCACAAGCTCCTGGTATACACTGGTAAAGTAATCTGCTACTGTGATCTTTACTAGATACCTTACATTCGCTGCCAGACTCCCGCCAATCACTTTCCCTACCTCATGCTCCAGGCTTACCGCACTTCCATAGCTGCTCGCACCTTCTGCCTTATATGCCACCGTCATGCTGCTTGTGTTATTGCCTCCGCAGCTGCTGTACGTTCTGCTGGCCTTTACATAGGCATAGGCGCCGCCTCGATCGCTAACACCGGATGCTGTAGATCTAAACAGCTGCACGTTGTTAAATTTCGGCGGCTCATAGGGAGTCACTGTGATCGATGTCCTGACCTCTGCCGGCCGGCCCCTCGAATCCACTACCCGGCAGATAAATTCCTGCACTCCGGGATTGATCAAAATACCAGTTGTGTAGGGATTCGTGGTACCTGTATATCCTCCACCGACTATACTGTAGCTCTTAATCGTTGACCCATAGGCCCCCGCTGCGCTCAGCTGGATCTTTACCTTGCTCTTATCTTGAATGTATAGCCCCCACGTCTGATCAATCGGCGTAACAGACTGAATGATCACCGTTGGCACTACCGATGCCGGCACCGTGATACTCATTGTCTTACCCGGCGCCGTTCCTATTACGGTGCTGCCTGACTTCGTTGTTACTGTAACCGTCAGCACCCCACTTGGATTGTCCGGAATCTGATCCAGCCAGCCCAACGGAACAGACACATTGACGCTCGCCCCTACGTTGCTGTATGTCTGGCTCTTGCTCCCAAACTGAATCTTCACGTCATGCGTAAAGCTGCTCACTGCCCGACTAATGCTGACCAGAATATTCTCACCGGCTGCTGCGCTCGCAGGAATCGTAAAGCTCGATGTCCTCGGAATCGTTGTCAGTGTGCCGGATCCCGATCCGCTCTTCACTCCGATATTGCTGCCGCTGAAATAGATCCCATCAAACGACACTGTGAAGGAATACGAGAAGACTTTCTTTCCATCGCTGCCGTGTGATATTACCGTTGTACCGCTGGCCAGTGTCTTTGTTGTGTTGTTCCCGATCGACACATCGCAAGTACCGCTGTACTTCGTACCGTTCACCGTCACAGACCACGGGTCCCCACCAGTAGAATTGATGCGGCCGTAGTCTGTGGCTATCAGCTCTACCTTCCAGCCGATCGTAGTGCGGTTATTCGCTATGTCCTGGCTATTTTCCCACCAGCTGAATTTTAGCGTATCATACGCTGTGACCTGTACTGTCTTATTACCGCTTGCCATAGTATCCCTCCCTTACTGCAGGCATACATTGCCCTTATTATCCACGTACCACCGGCTCCGGTAATCTCCGTTTGTCAGGTATAGACTCCCCTTGATCTCCGCATCCGTGATATATAGCTTATTGTTGCTGATATACGCTACCTCGGCACCGTCCTGCTGGAATGATAGCCGGTCATTCGTAAATACTGACTTAAACGGACTATCGCTCTTTCCGATGCTCATACCGTCGGCCCCGAATTGCATGAATACCTGCGTTAATGTTTTAAACGCTTCCAGCGCGTCTCCGATCTGCACCGTACTCTCCTGTGCTGTCTCAAACCTCATTTCAATCTTTCCCTCCAGCACCGCAAACTGTGTCAGGATGGACTCTCTCAGCTCCGCCACCTCGCTTTTTTCGCTATAGTCTGCCAGGTGCTGCAGTATGATTCCGGATGCCTCTTGCAGCAGCTGCGATTGCTCATCCCGGATCTGCTCTAACTCTCCTTTATAATCACTCACCAAAATCCAGTCTGTCCCGTTCCAGTATTTGAGTACTCTGCCTCCGTCAGACTTATCCAGCCATACTTCATTTATTGCCGGATCCTCCGGTGCTGTCTCTGATACCGTAAACTCTACTTTGTTTTCCAGCGTGATGCTTGCTGTATAGGTCTGTCCCTGATGGGTCATATCACAGCGGTACACGGCTGGCTGACTGCCGATCGTAGAGGCAGGCGCTGTATAGGAAGCCTCTGTCTCTTCCTCCAGCAGCTTCTCATCCTTATACCACTGATAGGAAGCCTCCATGATCTTGCTGCCTCCGATGCTGCCCTCTGCCTGAAGCTGAATCTCTCCCTTACTGTTATGAAAGACCGTACCGCCCACCGAGCGAATGGTGAGCAGCGGTGTAGGTACCGATTCCTGCATGATGGTAACAGTCTGCTGGGACAAGAAATCACTTGTGCTGCCGGCAGCGTACAGGCTTACTCGAATAATATGCGTGTCACTGCCAGTGACCGCGTAATCATGCCCTACCTCATCTGCAGCAGAGGTATAGCCTGTTGTATATGTCTCGCCATCTGCGCTCTCCTCAACGACGATCCGTCCCGCATACAGATGGCTCACAATCTCGTCCCCGGTACGATAGAATGTGTTAATGGCGATATGATCAGTTCTCAGCGCCCCCTCATAGGTGCGGCTCAGGATCTGCGGCGTAACGGATAGCTCATAGACTACGCCATCTTTTCCCTTGCCGTAGATGCCGATCACGCGCGGCGAAGAGCTCGCTGTGATCTCATCGGTGTAGGTGGTCTCTTCATAGCTCCACAGATAGGGCTTGTCTGCGCTCATAACGGGAGCGGTCTCTGTCCACTCCGAAGGAGCCTCACTGTCGCTGGATGAGACCGCGTACAGGCTTTTGATAGAGGCAATGCCACGGCCATCCTTGCCGGCTGCTGTCGACAGGCATATGGGCTCGCTGGTCTTCTGAGTTCCGTCCCCGTAGGTACTGAGCGTTCTCTGCCAGATATACTCTCCATCTTGCGGCGTTGGCATGGTCTCACCCCATGCGGCCGTGCTGTCTGGTGCCGTGTCCTTATCGGTGCCGGTGGTGTACTGAGTAGATACATTTGCTACAGCTCCCCCCAACTCAATTTTAGTTGCGAAGTTTTTATTTGCTTCTGTTATAAATGCATTTTGGCTTTGCTTTACAACGGTCGCTATTTGGGCATTTGTCTCTCCCTTGGTATATGTTTCCTCCAGACGCTGAGACATCGCATCTGCATCTTTTTGAATGGTCTTAATAATTTCCCTATCTACTTTAATCTCTTCGCTATATTTCACATCTAATTTTTCTACCTTAGTTGTAATTTTTTCCGCGACAGATGACAGTGTAATTACATTAAAGGTTTTTGCTTTTGGGTATTCCTTATATTCAACTACCCTGTGATCCACCCTCGTTTTCTTTCTCGGATCAATAAGAGTAATAATGTCATATAGCTTAATATTTAGATCTATCGCAGAGACATCACAAGCGTAAGATCTTGTAGGCCAAGCCAGTTTTTTCAGTTTTTCAATTGCGTCATCTCTCAAACTCTGCGCATCCGTATATCGCTCATCTCGCCACACTCCGCAAACAACCTTATCGCTATATTCGTTGTTATCAATATACTGTTTGTTTCCGTTTACTCCAGCGATTGTAAGATTATCCTTTCCAAACGGATACAGCCTAGTTATAAAATCGGAACTGCTCCCCTTAAAACTTACGCTCTTTAAATTCAGCTCCTCCGAAAGGTATTCTCCCGACGGCTGAATCAGTAAAGGGTTTATGACCTCTAACAATTTTTTAGATATATGCCATTTATATACGACGCCATAAGTCTCCATAGCTTCCATAACAATGTCATAATCTGTTGCATCTTCAAATTCTATAGTTCTCTGCGCTGTAATAAGATCAGCTCCATCAACAGACCAATCCTCAGGCAGGTGATCTGCCAGAAGACCGCTTATTGACTTTGTACCACTATTAAAAGTGGTATATATTCGTGATTTTAAAAAATCAAAATTGAGGCCGCATGAAACAGTACTTACTTTTTTTCTTTCGTTGATCGTCTTGATTAGGTATAAATTATCACCATACCCAATCTGTACCTCTTCTGCAAGCTGATTATACAACGCATGTTTTGGAGATATGTCAAACTCTAATGTCTCCATCCCGTCATAGTGATGCACAATACTAAATGACTCTTGGGGCACATCGAGGGGCTGTATCCCATTTAAACTGTATAATTTAAGCATCAATCCACCTCCGCATTAAATAAACGTGGGATAATATTCGACCGTGATAATAGCTGAACTACTATCTGAAACAGAAATAGTATTTACCCCTGGATGTAACAATGGAAATTCGGTTAAATCCGTATCTGGAAATTTATTGATGCCATTCATCGTTACTTTTTTTGCAATCCCATCGATAATTACCGGATCGGACACATTAGATACCGTAATACCATAAACTGTAATGTTCTCTAATGGTGACTCTGGTACTATTCTAATAATGCATGATGTGTCTACTGTGCTGCTGCAATTGATTTCTGTTGATTCACTTGTACATGGAATCGCTACTAGCCCCAGATGCCTAACACCAACTAAGGTAATCTCAACCTCCGTCAGTGTATGGGATATGCTTTCAGATGATCCATCCCTAAATATGCAACTGTATTGATACCCATCCGGCAAAAGCAACTCAGACTCTTTATATATAGTAGAAAATAATTTGTTTTCATTATCTGCAAGCTCCTTTTGGTTGCTGCCTTTCAGATGAAGCAATATAATAATTTCTCTCTTGGAGACATCGGTATCCATCAAAGGAGACATTAAGGTTCTATATCCTTCTAAATACTCATTTGTAACAGGTGTGGGCGCAACCTGATACGACACAAGTCGCGCCCCAAACTCTTCCATATTCAAAACATCTATCATTTAAACCCCGCCTCCTCCAGTACATATGGTGTCAAAACTATCGCTGTTTCTCGGCCATCTACTATAAAAGTTGCTTTTAATTGTCCTGAACCAGCTACAAAACCTGCATCTTTTAATGCAGATGCCCACGCAGATCCGACAGCTGCGTAATCAATTGAATCACTTGGAGCTTCTAATCTGCCACTTAGCATATACTCCATGCCAGCTAATCCACCCATAGCTGAAAACTTCTTATTTTCCTCCTGCGTCAGTACCCGCTCGCCGTAGTCCAGATAAGCCGGATACAGATCGTTAGGCACAAAGTCGATACCAGCCTTAAAACGTGGAAGTGAAACCGAAGGAATATCTGGAATTTCAGGAATACCAATAACACCTGTTACACTATTTATCCCGTGAATTATGCCGTTGATAATTGCAATGGCTCCGTTAATAACAGCCTCCACTATAGATGGAATTAAATTAAAAATTCCTTTAAAAATAGATACGATTCCGTCCCAAGCTTGCTCCCAATTCCCGGTAAAAACGCCGGTAATAAAATCTATAATACCGCCCAGAATGTCCATGATTCCGCTGATTACACCGGTAACCCCATCTATGATCGGGCCTAGAGCCTCAAACGCTACTGCTAGAACTGAATTCAGAATACTCGCTAATCCCTCTATCAACGGCATCAGCGGCGCTAAAAAGTTAGAACTCAGATCGCCGAGTATTGAGATCAATGGACTTATTGCGCTACTAATTAAACTCGCTATCGGTGAAATCAAATCACTGAATAACTGAATTATCGGCATAAGAAGATCAATTACTGTTTGAAATATCGGCAATAAAGCGTCTATTAGCTCAATAAGAGGCGGTAAAACCGCCTGTATAATACTCATAATTGGCTCGATCAGCGCAGAAAATAGCTCAATGAGCGGAGGTAAAAGCGTTGATATTATTGTTGTAAATAGCGGCAAGAGAAGCTGCAATAATTCAATCAACACCGGCAGAACCGATTCTATAATCGACATGATAGGCGGCAAAAGTGCAGCGAATAACTCTACCAGAACGGGTAAAATTTCTGCAATAATTGGCGCCATCTGAGTAATTAACTCCCCTAACATCTCAACTAATACTGGCAATATTTCTTCTATCGCCGGCATAAGCTGCTCCATAGCCTCGCCAATTGCCTCAATAATCGGAGGAAGCATTTCCTGAATTACAGGTAAAATACTATCTATAACCTCCGTTAACAAAGGGATGAGCATCTCTCCAAGAGGAATCAAGAGCATTTCCAGACTACGCATAAGCCCCTCAAACATGGAGCCTAAGTCGTCATATTTTATATCTTTAATCCCGTCCATCGCCCCCGCGGTATCGTATGCACCATCCTCGATATTTGCGAGCTGCGTTACGACCTCCGGCCCCAGATCCTCCCACATCGTCCCAAATAGGGCGACACCGGCAGCGTTTTGTGCCATCGGATCTTCCATGTCGGCAATTGCCTTAATCGTCTCTTTAAAGGCTGATTTTGCTGAATCGCCACCGGCGGCAAATTTAGCCGCCATCTCATCGGCGTTGAGACCTATTGTCTCAAAGCCGGTTTTAGTCGTTTCAGACCCATCAATTACCCGGATAGACATCTCTTTTACCGCATCGCCGATTTTGTCTAAGTTAAATGCTCCAGACTCTGCTCCGGTCTGGAAAATTTTAAACATATCATCAGCATCTAACCCAACTTTTGCAAACTGTACTGAATATTCATCGATGCTGTCCAGAAGTTCTCCGGAGAAGTCAAGGCCATTTTGAGCTCCTGCAGCGATAAGACTCATCGCCTCATCTCCACTTATGCCAAATTGATTCATAAGCGTGGCAGCTGCTCTACTTGATTCCGCTATATCGTATCCAAATACGTCACTCAATACATAGCCCGATTCAACCATAGATTGAAGCTGCGAGTCGTCAATATCTCCGACTTGCTTATTCACAGTAGCCATTGCATCCGCTATATCCTCGAAAGAGTCACCATAATTATTGGTATAGATATTTTCAAGAATATTTTGATACTTCTCAGTCTCTTCTTTGCTCTTTCCGGTTGATGATATGTACTGGTTCATTGCTTTGTCCATATCATTCGCACCAGAAACCGCTTTAACCGCAATTCCTCCGATAGCAGCTCCTGCAGCCAGCATTCCTGCGCCAACTGCCTTAGCTGTTCCGGCGCCAACGGTCTTCATCTTTTCACCTATTTTTTCGGCTATGCTTACTCGTCTTTCCCCGGACTCCTCGTCATGTTTTTCTTGTTCTTCATTCTGCCGTTTGTGGTGTTCTGTGACTTCTTCTTTTGTAGATTTAATCTTTTCCGATGTATCCTTCTCAATCTTTTCACTTACCTGACCTGTTTTTTTTGCGGACTCCTCAATCTTCTTTTCCGCTTTATTGAGATCTGATTCTAGATTACTGTCATCGCTCCGCAGCTCATATTCAACCACGCCACCTTTTTCAGCCATTTCACCACCTACCCTTCACGCGTTGCCATACTTTCTAGCGCATTCCACAACCTGTCTAAACCTTCTTGACCTCCTCCTCCGTTAACAGGCAAAGCGTAAAAAGACTTCAAATCTAAAATTTGCTGCCTTTCTTCCTGATTTTTACCGTTATAGGGCGGCACCTTCATACTTCGAATTCGCATAATCTCCCGTATCTTCGTTTTCTCGGATAATCCCTGAAATAACACAATAAACTTTTTCCATTGTAATTTTCCTTGTTGCTCTAGCAGATCAATCCCATAGTCCTGATAAAATGATGCGAAGATATAATCTCCATCTAGCATAAAATCGACCACTTTAGGCCCTGGTCTCTGCGCCGGTCTCGTTTGAAAATTGATCTTCTCTTTATAAATCGCCTCTATCAGCCTATAACTATCCTCAGCTAAAAGGCGAACTTTTCGTTTTACCAAAAGTTCTGTAACTAGCCATAATTTATCTTCGATATCTATATCCGGATTAGTTGCAACATAATTAGCACTAAGAACCGTATCATACGCAAGATCAAGCCTATACTTTTTGCCCTTATACGTAATGGCAGCCTCGCTATAATCTGTTAAAAAACTCATGATCTTTTATATCTTTTTAGTAAACCTTTTCGCATAGATGCAGATTTTCGCTTAGCTATCACTCGTACTTTAGGAATTACTACAGACGTAATAAAGGGCATTACCTCCGCGCACATTTCCACATATTTTTTGTCGTAGAAATTCAGTATCGTTTCGGCATCCTCCTTTCCGAATACCGCCTCCATAATTGCGATCACCGCATTTCCAAATTCCTCAAGTGTCCTCTCCGATACGCCTTCCGATGTACGGCTCTGATATTTCTGCTGTATAGCAACCAGGTCAACATACTTCTGTGACACTTTTTCGGCCATTCCATCCGCACCTAGATCTACTTCAATCCTCTGAATCACGATCCCTGTATCATCAATAAGCTCCAAAGTTTCTGTTGACTTGGGAGTTCGTTTAATTTGATATGCCATGTTTATTCCTCCAATTAAAAAGGAGGGTATTAATTACCCTCCTGAATTTTTAGGCCTCTTCTGTTATAGTTGAAATTTCCGGCTTTCCATTTCCATGTAGTGTCACGGTTAGCGCATTAGGCTGATTACTGTCCCCTCTGGCCGGTGTGATATTGGCCAGAGTAACCGGCCAAATAATAGATCGATTTCCTCTTGTCAATTTTAAGTGCGTTTTTCGTGCATCGCCAAGTCCAAACATTACCTTATCCGACATAATGTAATCGCATGCCTCATCTCCATACTTCACATCCCCGGTAAGCGTCAAAGTAAACTGAGCCCCTGTCACTTCTGTGCTCCCCCAGCCTTTATCGGCATAGTACGAGGCCTGATATAAAACCTCATTAAGACTTTCTGACATATTCTTTGTCAAATTTGCCAATGATTTCCAAACTGCGGTTTCTCCACCAGGTGTGGTGTTAATAAATGCCTCTGTTTCATAGTTGATCTCCGGAGTAATAGTGTTCTTCGGAAGTTTTTCTGTACTCATAGAATCCTCCTCAATAATAGATTTTGTTATTTAAAATACAAGAATAATGATACATACCATCTTCATCTCTGCCGATTTTCGCCGGCTCCTTTGCGATGGTGGTATCCATCCAATAAAAAGTGCTGCCAACAGGATATCTTTTCATCCGTTGGAATAGCCTACATATTGCTTCAAGCTGTTCCAAACATCGCTTTTGATCTTTATTTCTGCATAAAAAAAGTACTGGAATCGTCTTCACAGTACTCTTATCGTAGTAAACTGTATCAGTAAAACCATCATTAAATTCAGCATATAGGCTATTACCAGCTTTCAGTTCCTCTAATGATATACCGCTATCCAAATCACATTTTTTCTCGGCCTCCTCTACTATTAGTTGTAAAAATTCTTCTATAGGAGTCATCTTCTACCTCCTTGCAGCGCCGCTTCATACACACGCAGCCAATTTTCTCCATACACCTCCTGAGCGTATAGTGCCCACTCTTCTCTTGCAAGTGCACTAGTAAAAGATATCTTCTTGGGGCCATAACTTCGCTCAGTCGGACTTCCAACCATTACATCCCCATTCCAGAGATACTGGGCATAAGGAGTATCCCACCGTAATGTAAACACCCCGTTTTCAGCGTGTTTATCACTCTCTTTAATACCACTGTCTTGAAGCGGACCTTGATCCTTAGGCACGTGCTTGGTTATATCTTTCAGTGCTTGCATGCCAGCGGCTTCGAGAGCTTTATCATTAGCACCTTCAATAGCAGCTATGGCTCCTGCTCGATGAAAGTCTATGTTGCATTTTACCTTAAGCATGTTTGCTCAACCCTATTTCATAATGGTGTAACCGTCGTTTGTCATACAATAGATCAACAGCTTTTACAGAATACTTATCACCCTTGAAAATGATAATGTCATCCTCGGCAAACTTCACATTGCGCGGACGACTATTTCTGCAATCATAAAACAACGTAGCTGCCAACTGGATTTCTGCGGATGATTTATCCCGGACTATCTTAGATGATGGTTCTATTCGGACATGTTTAAGAACTATTCCATCGTCCGTAGATTCAGCTCCCCAACGATCTTTTTTTATGATTTTTTGAACTGTAACCTCATGGGGTAAAAGCGTGGTAGGTATCGCAATCATTTTATCTCCCCTTATACAAAAGACCAGTCGGTGCAAGAAAAGCACAAGCAAGAGGCGCATAAGCTTTACCTCCGACCCCATTCCCTGCCATATTCCCTCCTGATGAGTAACTAAATTTCCCCAACGATGCATTCTGCAAAGCCGGCCCTGCATAAATCTCACTGCCGCCATTTATATCCAAATACTCGATCTGTGCACAAATTGCTTTTTTAACTAGATCTTTAGAGCTATCTGAAAGTGCTCTAAACACGGCAGCAGATAAATTATAGGCCGTTAGTTGCTCAATTATTTCCTCAGCCCTCCGGCATAACCGGGGAAACATTTCCGTTTCCACCGGTTCGCCCAGATAGACTTCAGAGTAGTAAGACTCCGTTACATCATACATATGATATTCCCTTATTGTTCTACTAGCGTTACCGTTTTAGTTACGGCTGCATTAGCAACGATCACGGTATCGGTTACCGCAATATGATCCTTTTTGCTTACCTTCACTGGGTAGCTTCCTGGACGCAAATTGAACTCTGCAGTCCCATCGTCACCTGTAACCTTGATAGATCCATTTACGTTGACTCTAACACCCGCAATTGCATTTGGTTTCGTCGCATCATTATCATTAACTGTAATCGTAACCTTTTGAGTCGTTACGGGGGTTCCTGGCTCTAGATACGCAAACGCACATCCGGTTCGGTTTTCATCAAGTCTTGTCGCAGGATTAGGCAGCGCCCACCCCATTCTGAAAACTACTCGAAGCGCAATCATATCTTGCTGAGCAAGGTTGTATACGATATCTTTTGTGACCGGATCCTGAATGACTCCCTGATCCAAAATCTTTACCGTCACATCCTGGCGAATAGAAAATACCGCCTGTTTAAAATCACCGACAACCAGCTGCGCAATGCTAGTGAAAAAGGCGCCGTTTTCAGGAAAAGTTAATGGAGCCCCGTCCAACGCGTATGTCGTTTTTTCCTGCATATTACTTTTGAAAATAGGCTGCCCCGTAGTATCTCGAAGGCCCCGGAGCTTGGACTTCATGCCCATACCGGCCAGCGCGCCAGTTACACCATATCCGCTATCCTCCACTTTAGCAAACACACCATTTTCCCCTAAAATAAGGTCAAAGTAATCCTTACCAGTTGCAGGAGCTACGTTATTTCCAGCCTGGCGCGCCATTGTAATGATATCATTCTGCCACTCACGCGGACGATTATCACCGAAAATAACGGCCGCATCTACCTTTTGCCCGATTGCTTCGTTGATGCGCGGCGTGATCTCACCCATGATATCGAATTCCGCATCATCTAGAACCGATTCCGGGATTGGCACGATAACTGCAAGTTCCCCTGCGGTCATATACACGTTATCCCATGCCTGCCTCGTGGTCTGTTTCATACCCGTATCACCGTCTACCCAGTAAGCGGTAGGTAAGAAATCCAATACCCGGATTCTGGTCTGCTTACTAGTCATGTTAGGCAATTTTTTTGCCATACTCATGAATACAGAATGCTTAGGTGCATCCTGAAAAATTGTCTGTACTACCTGTTCGCGAATAATCGCCTCTGCATCTTGTCTGTTTGTGATATTTACTGCCATATCTTTTACTCCTTTCCAAATAGGCTTCTGATAGCCTCATTTGCCTGTGTTTTTTTATCCTCAACCATCGGGGATGCCCCCGGGGTCGACGACACAATTTTAGGTACTGGCTTATCTGGTTGAAACAGATAATCATTATCTTTTTTCACTGCATCCAGTGCCTTTTGGATATCCTCTTTTTGGTTCTTACTAGCCTTAAGAGAATCTCTGTCTAACAACGCCATAACTGCCTTTGCATTGCGAGCGCCAGCTGATGCAATAGCGCCTTTTAATGCATCTTCAAAATCACGCTCTGCGAGTTTCTCTTGGAACTCTCTATCTTTGGTCTCCAGATCAGTAGTAAGTGTTTTGATCTGTCCTTTCAGATCTTGTACGTCCACTCCTTCAAAGCTCTTTAGCTTAGTTTGGGCGTCTGAAAGCTGCTGCCGATAGCGATCTCTTTCAGCTTTTAAAGACTCAACATCTGACCCATTTGCGTCCATGATCGTATCGACAATCTCTTTTTCAAGTCCAAGATCCTCTAAAAACTTTCTTTTCATGTTGCTTCCTTTCCACCATACGCTTTTTACGAGGTCGCATCTCATAGGTTCCGTAGTTTTACGACTTCGGACGGTCAAAATTTGGATATAAAAAAAGACGCTGTAACGCGTCTTCTTAGCATAAAAATACCACCCAATACCATTTCTGTTTATGGGTGGCGTTAAAACCTGATACTTTCCACAATTTCTCTTAGTGATTTTCCATCAATTACTGGATCTGTTAGCAGGTCTTGTATACTGCTATACTTTTTCTCAAAATTTCCATACGATAAAGAAATATCGTTGACCGAAAACGGACATATCGCGCCATCGAATCCTTTATATGAGAATTCTATATCATCTGTTAGAGACTGAATTCTCGTTATAAGCTGTTTTTCAGTCATAAAATATCTCTATGCTCCTTTCTCTCTTTCTCGGTTAACTCCCGAGTAGGTCTCCCAACAATCTTTCCATCTTCCCAAATAATATCGTGCACATGTTCACCATTTATCCCATACGGATGATTTTTGGGATTTCCATGATCGTTAGGATTTATCTGTTTAACCATTCTGCCGTCGGCATCATACACTGTACGGTTTATCGACCCCTTGGAAGTCTTGTTGTCTACGACTGCGTACGGTTTATATGTTGCTGTAACAGAATAATTTTTCAATCCAGTCTTATCATCCGTTACAATTATTGTACCATTTTTATTATATCCGTACTTCGTATATTTTTCAACATGTCTTTTATTAGCCGCAGCCGCCTTCATGCTGATGCTTTTATCAAATCCGACCACTTGCTCCCGGTCTCTTCGTCTATAAAGTTCCCGGTTGCTGTTTACGTAGGATGTTAATTTCTCCTCTTTTTGCTTTAGCTTTACAGACGCCTCTTTAAACCCTTCTTCATCTCCTAGTTGATCATAAAGCATACACTCTCGTTTTTGTTTCCTCACATCGCGTTCGAGTGCTCGCTGTAACTGCGTATCTTTATACAACTGATCACTTTTTTCTGCATCATCTACCGGGAAATAACTCTGCAGGCTTACGCCAGGCACAAACGGCCATTTATGATGCGTACAGTTTATACCCAATATGCCATCAGGCTCTCCATAGCTACTCGAATTCCATGGATAATACCTGACTTTTCTGCCGTTGGCGTCCTCAATATAACCGCTTTTATTGTTTAAATCATATATTTTCCCTTGATCCTTTGCACACTTGGGGCGTGCTCCGGAATGCGAATCAATCTCAATTAGATGGACGCCGTACTCTAGACATCTTTCCGACTGTACCTCATCTGCAGTACTTTTGATCGTATTCCTAACAGCCATATTCACATATGCTTCCGGCGTCCACTCCCGACCTTTTTTATCAATAAATGCGGGAATCCCTCGCTCGTTAAAATCTTTAATACATTTCCTGACTGCCTGCTGCCGTGATTCTGCTCCGAGTACCGCTGCACTCGTGTGTCTATTCAACACATCAATAAAACTTTGTTTACCTTCAATCTCCTTGGCATCAGAGGCTATATTTTGCACAATACGCTTAAATGCGTCTCTTGCTTTATATAGCATTGTCGTATTACATAAATTCAAAGTATCTCTTGCTTGCTTCCTAAAACCAGAAACGGTATTTTGCATTGATTTACTTTTCCCGTACTCCGGGGCCCCACGTGCGAGACCATCTCGTACCAGACTCTGCATCGCTGGGTCAACCTCTTTTGCTGCTCGTTCTGCAGTTTCTATAAGCAATCTTTCAATGGCTGAGTTAGATAATCCTGTACTCTCAGCTATGATCCTAATATTCTCGCGATTAAGGTTCCCTATCTCGGCCAGCTTTTTCATGAGCCATACATCGGAATCGATGGGTTGACCATAGTCGCGGCAATGCCGGACGATATTAGACATCAGTCGTTCTTCTAAATCCTGATATAAACCAGATATCTCGTCAGCTGCTCTCTGATTCTCCAGTGGATTCATCTATATCCCCCTCTTGGCTTTCTTGTTGATCATCATCTTCTGTCCAATCAACGTCTTGACCGGTAATCTGATTGTCTTGAGATATCCTTTTAATTTCTTCCACCGCCTCCTCCTCCGTACAGCGGTCGATTTCCATAATGGCTCGGATTCTGGAGCGGAGAGAAGCCTGTGTTAGTTTGATATTTTTTTCAATTATGGCATTACTATCTACGACAATAGAATCATCCCATACAAATGAGGTTACATAATTACCAGCAGGCGCCAATTGATAAACACTGCAATAAAAATCCATTGCATATAAAAGGTCCTCTAGTGCTACCTGTAAGCTAGCCTGTGTATCCGAGATAAATTGATAAGATCGCTGCTTGCTACTGCGTATTTCCTCAGCGGTCTTGTCAATATTATTGGGGTCGGACAGTGTACCATAAGCAAGGTTACAATTAAACTCAATCAATCTAAGCTGCTTATTCAGACCATTGTAATATGACTGATCCCGTATATCCGGAGAAAAGGTATCAAGAAGGGGCTTATCAGTTGCACCCATGTTATAATCAATTTCTCGGTACAGTCTCTCTTTACCTTTCGGGTATTCCGTTTCCTGCGTTTGTGGATTAACCTTTAGGAGACTTTGTGCTATGTGTACCGCAGCTTCCTTAGCATCATATTCCCAATTCACTTGACTATAGCGCCGATCAGCCTCTTTAATTAAGCCTACTGCACGTGAGAACACAGATACTCCTAATGGGCTATCTGAGTCTTCGGCATTAGCAAGCGGAACCCTAAAATACCCAAACGGTAATCGCGTAACCCCTGAAAAAGAAATAGATGGGCTGAGATCAGACCACCGATCAACAGCACCAATACCTACTTCACTGCCCAATGTAAAATCGTTGGTGCTTAAATACACCCTATTCGTAACCGTTAAGATATCTCCCTTTAGATCATGAATTTCTAACCGGGAATATATCTTGTTTCCCTTTCGGAACTGCTCAAGAAAAACACATTGAATAATCCTTCCAGAACTGTCGAAGCTAATCGGAAAGAAACAGTCTGCTTGAATAATTTGCACATCTAAGCTACCTAAAGATGGATAAGGCTTGAATATAAGCCCACCTTTTGCGCAGCCATACTCAACAGGGATCCGCAAGCCTGTGAGAACCTTTTTTTGATATATCTCATTCAGATACTTTGCTCTTGCACTACCCTTACACTCTGTTTTGAGCTCGAGAGTTGTTAATCTAGCGATCTCCCCTGCAATTGATGCAGGGAGCTCCATTGTATCAACCGTATCGCTAATCCAAGGAGGTCTATCTTCATACATTCTAGACCATAGCTCAATCCTGTTTGCCATCTCTGATGACATGCAAAAATCAATGCTGGATTCAGAGGTTTCACTTAATACCTTTTGCACCATCATCATCATTTTTGAATATCTCATACAATTACCTCACCACAATTTTTTTATCTCTCGTCACCATATTATCATCCGTATCTAATAAGACGGCCAATATACCGTTCAAAGGTATATTCAAAGCTATCCAAACTATCAATATCACTAGTTCCATCATCTAGGCGTTCGTTTTTCGTTAAATTCTTAGGATTCCATACGGCTGTACACAAAGCACGCACAAGGCTGCCGCACTCATTTTCAACATAAAAAAAACGTCCCTGCGCCATTAGTATAGACGTTGCATTGATTCGGTCGCTTATTGATGTTTTTAATGCGTTTTCTACTCTTATCCATCCGAGTCCGTTTTTTCTTAGACTGCTACGGATCCCTGCTATTAACGTCTGCTCTGCGCTATCAGCATAAACCACCGTGATATATCCGTATCTAGAAATTATTTTCCTGCAAAAATCACAAAACATATTTCCTAGCCTTTCAGGGTCGATCTCTATTTGATTACCATTTTCGTCTCTGCACTTAATTTGCTCCGATGCCAAAGCAATCACATTCTGGAATCCACGCGTAACCGCCGTTGCCGTAAAGGAGTGTCCCGAACTGCTTCCTCCAAAATCAATCCCTAAAATTATCTCTGCAATATCTCTAGGATTACCGTTAAGGCGAAAGGCATATGTTTTCGCATTTACGTCATCTGCAAATCGGCGATAAATCAGCCCATTTGCAACAACCCGAAGGCCTTTAATATCCCGGAGATACCAGATACTACCTTTGTCGTATCGGCCCTCAATTTCTCGAAGCCGTTCACTTGTAATATTGACATTATCATAGATAGTGCAATGCATGTAATTATAGCCACCGGGAAACTCGCCTGCATCTTCTTGCGCCTGGTACTTATCGATATATTGGGAATAAATATCGGCGTTAGGATTATCTGGATTTAGATCCCAAAAAACCTTCAATCTCTTTGCCGCTAATTGACGATTGAGCGCTTCTTTGATCGTTTTATCATGGTGAAGATTTATCTCTGTGGCAATCCACATGCCATAAGAATTACCTCGGATTTTTTTATAACTGTCCGTTTTGGCAGCCCCTGCAAATATAACAATCCGCTGGCGGTTTCTCGTAGAAGGACCCTTGATAAACAGCGCCTCATTATCCTTGTACTTTCCCCAATGACACTGTCCTCGAAATATCCACTCGAGCCCGTACCCATTTGCATCACCTATATTAAGTTTTGCATTGGCCATCGTGGACCCTGTGGCCAAATGAATACGATCAGGTGTGGTTTTCAGCTCATGAGCAAATGCGAATACGTTATCTACCGTTTTACCGGCTCGAACGGCGCCCTCAGCGACATTGAAACTACACTCTGCACACCGACGAATATAATTTTTATGCTTTTCTCCAAATTGAAAAGCCAAAGACTTCTTTTTCTCATATGCCAGCGCCATAGATTTCATCCTCTATTTCACTTAGGTCCTCTATTTCCTGATTATTTCCTGTAAGCTTATCGGTTTGAGCCTTCATCTGCGCAATTCTAGCCTTTTGCTCATCTGTTGACAGATCCCAATTTTTATGCAGCATATCATCATACTGTTTTATTAAAGATCGCAGCTCTCCTTGCGCCCTAGCCTGAGCCTTTAAAAATTCATTTTGTTTATCCCACGCCTGCTGGACCTCAAACTTTTCTCCGATCACACTTCCAAACCTGTACTCTACCTTTTCAGTTGTTTTATCACCCTGATTCTTTACATATGCAATTTTTTGGGCCCTGATAATCGCTGCATAGGCGATCTGTATTTGATGCCACAGAAGATCAAGTGGATTCGCATGGTCAATGGCATAAAAAATCTCCTGTGTTTCTTCCGGAAGATACTTACTAAAAAAACCATATTTTTCAGCTTTTTTATTTTCCCGAGGGCCCCCAGAAGAATTTCTATTTCCAGGCTGCGCCCCTCTTTTTCTTTCCGAACGCTCGCTATTTTTATCCGAACGCTCGTTATCCCAATTATGTGTACATTTCCACCGCCTAACTGTCCCTTCCGGTATCTGCAATTGGTTCGCAATATCTACTAACTTCAGGCCTGATAAATACATCTCCATTGCCTGACTTATTCTCGCATCTGGTTTTCTTGGCACCGATCACCACCTCTCATTCGTCGGTTTTGTAAATAAAAAGCAGCCTGATTATTTTTCAGACCGCTTTTAACATTTATCATATAAATTTATATTTCTCTTTTAATTCCTTTAATTCTCTGGATTTTCCTTTGCCACCTGCCTGAATTTTCTCTAACAACTGGGCAATCTCTTCTTCGAGTCTATCTACATTTGTACTCAAATACCCATCGGCGCCTACGCCACTTATTTCGAGTACTCTCCCGTTTCTTAATTTATCCAGCATATTGCTGATTTCCTGTATTTCCCGGCTGTATTCCTCAATAATATTCATGCCTACCTCCTAAGCTTTTATACCAGTATACACTATATTTTTAAGAATTTCTAGTACATTTAATACAAAAGCAGCGGCCGATTTATCAAGCCGCTGCTATATCTAGGAGGTCACAATGGCGCTGTACGCATTTATGACGATATCAGTATAACATGGATGACGCATATAACAAAGACACGAAACGGACATTACTCTACTACGCATCCGCCCTTTATAATCTGGTACTTTTTCATTATCTCATGCCATCTTCGCCTTATTGTCCTTTCATCTTTTCCGATTTTTAGGCCAATTTCTATTGCAGCAGCATCGCCTTTTTCAGCTTTACACATATCTATAAGAATTAACCTATCTTCCTCGCTAAGCCGTTCCAAGCACCACTCCACAATCTGTCGCTTCTTACGATTTTCACATAACTGATTTTTCAGCTCTATTTTTTGATCTATCAAGTCGCACATCTCATCTTCATGATGACTGGATCCGCCCTTTACTGGCTCAGAATCTTTAAGCGCTCCTTTTATCCGAGCCAATTTTCCATCAATGAGCTTTATCTGCTCTAGAGTTATTAGCTCAGCATCATCACTGAGAGCATACTCCTTAATATCTTTGATAATCCGCTGTTTATAAAGATCCATTCTTCTCCTCTCCCTTCTTTTGGCTTCCCAGCATTGCAACGTACTTCCCATAACTCATGTGTGCAGCTCTTGCAGCAGCCGACACTTCCTGCAGTGAGTTTTTCTTTTCACTTTTACGCCTATTCCTTTTTAGCCTTGCTTGCGTTGCCTCCCGCTGCTGCTTAATGCGAACTTTGTACCTGCAATCCGGACAATATTTTGCGATCCTTGCTTCTGCCGTAAAGGCTCGTCCGCAGACAGTACATACAAACTTCTTCTCTACTGGCTTACTCATACTTTCCTATCCTCCCACGCAATAAACCCCATCACACCGACCAGTAACGCCACGACTGCGATCATTGATAAAATATCCATCATTCGGATGCCTCCAGCGCCCAGCGCTTTATCGTTTCTGCGCACCCTGTAAGCCCATATTGACAACACCGATCATTTGCAGAACATACTGAACACATATTATCACGAACAGTATTTTCCAGTACATCCTCATCTATGTTCTCAATCCATTTCGTGATATTGTTCTTCGCCGGTGCTAACTGCGCTGTCTCTCCCATCAACGCTAGAATCTCCTCCGGCGTTTCTGTGACTTCCAATATTGTTCCGTTTTGTAGAAATAGTTGTGTCCCGTTTTTACTGGCCGCATATTCCATTGATACAATCTGCTTTTCGTTTATCCAAATATCAAAAATTCTCTCATCAGCATGTAATTTAATCATCCTGACTTCTCCTTTCCCCATAGCTGCAATAATCATTTTCATGTATTTCCATACCACTAGCAGGACATATTAAGAATCCATCTATACACTCTGCTTTTTCAAAATACTTACAATCCCTGCATCTTACTACATCTACCGTTGGCGCACATTCCGCCGCAATTCTAACAGGATCATTTTCAACACGATCTTTAATCAGCTCATCCGCATCAATAAGTCTCATCACTCTTCCTCCTCTGCCGGTGCAAACCAATATTTTTTTTGAGCAATTAACGCATGAATCCATAGCACCACATTCAATATTTTCTCTTCCCACTATCATCCGCGGACATATATTCACAACTCCATTTTCTAACATCGCCTTCGGGTACCGTTCCAAAAATACGTCCTGCCGCGTTCTCTGCGGATGCTCCTTCGTCCATTTGGTAACAATTTTAGTGGCTTCATCAGGGTGGCTTAGAATCCACTCCTTGCACAGGCACAGGTCACCTTTTGCTTCAAAAATCGGACATCCAATGCCACACTCTGTTTCCTTACACATCCTGCAATACTCTTTCAGCAAATTGATTTCACTCATCTTATTCCTCCTCATATTCTTCGCACATAGACGGTACGCACAAAATACCATCATCATCAAAATTTAAAATCGGACAACGGTGCATCTTCACTAGCGGTTTTCCTGTAATCTTGCACTGGGCCCCATCCGGGATCGTACCAAGCACATTTAATCTGATCGGCCTTATCCGTTTTGCCACTAGACGGCACAACTTGATACCTGCTAGCACAATGAATATTGATACCTCTAGCATCGCCTTTCTCCTTTCGTTACCGCGCCCTGCTTTCTCATAGCCTCCACGTACCTCTTAGCAGCCGCTTCTCCATACTGGATAGCTCTTTGGGCATCTGGAGATAACTTCAATCCTGCAATATCCAATCGTAGATCCTGTGCTGCAGCTTCAATCTCGGATCCTTTCTTGCTGCTCAACTCTTCTGCCCCTCCTTAATCGCTTTAATCCTAGCTTTTAGACTTTGCATTACCCAGTTTTGCACATCATCTTTTCGTGCAAGTGCCTGCATCACATCTTCATCGCGGGTGCCGCTGCAGACTAAATGGTGTATAATTACCTTTTCGGTCTGCCCCTGCCTATGCAAACGTTTATTGGCCTGAACATACAGCTCATAATTCCACGTAAGTCCGAACCACACAACATGATTTCCCCCTTGCTGAAGATTCAGGCCGTATGCACTGCTTGCTGGATGAGTCAAAAGCACGTCAATTTTACGGTTATTCCAGTCATCTTCATCCTGTACCCCATTAAGCTCTCGGACCCGTAATCCTGTCTTCGTAAGTGCCTGAAGAATTCTTGCCTTATCGTGCTGGAAGTTATAAAACACGAGAACCGGTTTCCTCTGAAGACTTTCAATCAGCTCCATAAAAGCTTCGATCTTGCACCCGTGGACCTCATGTACGTTGTGATCCTCATCATAGAGAGCTCCATTAGCCAACTGAAGAAGTTTATTGCTAAGCGCTGCTGCACTAGTTACGCTGATCTCCTCTTCGTCTGGAAGCTCTAGCACCATCTCCCTTTCCATCTCCCGATACGCCTTTAAAGCCTTTTCATCCAGCACAACCGGGATTTCATGATAACTAAGATCCGGCAGCTGTAAATAATCCTCAGCCTTCATGCTGATACAGATATCAGAGATCTTCTCGAGGATACTCTCCTCTGTACCGGGTTTAGCCCGGTAGCTGTATATCATGCCGGCGGCTCCTCGCTTATCCGGCTGAAAATAGCGCTCCCTGAACTGCGTATAACGCTTTCCCAGACGATCTCCATTATCCAGAAGATATACCTGCGCCCACAGGTCGTCCAGCCCGTTAGGCGACGGTGTACCAGTAAGTTCAATCAGGCGGTCTATATGACTGCAAACACTGGATAAAGCCTTGAATCGTTTGGCCTTGTGGGATTTAAAACTGCTGGATTCATCAACTACCACCATATCAAACGGCCAGCTGTTCCGGTAGTAATCCACAAGCCAAACTACATTTTCCCGGTTGATGATGTAAAGATCTGCCGGCGTATTTAGCGCTCTAACCCTTTTCGCCTGGCTCCCTAGGACCTTTGACACTCTCAGAATTTGTGTGTGGTCCCACTTGTCTTTTTCTTTGGTCCACGTTCCCTCTGCCACTTTCTTCGGGGCAATAACCAGTACTTTACGAATCTGGAAGCGGTTATACTTTAGCTCGCGGATCGCAGATAATACCGTTACCGTTTTTCCCAGTCCCATGTCCAAAAAAAGACCAATCTTCTTCACATCGAGAATCTTATCGATGCAGTGCTGCTGATATGCGTGGGGTGTAAATATCATGGCATATACTTCTCCTTAAGTCTTTCAGCAACTTCCTGCCTCCCGTAAAATGCAAAGAATGCAATCAGCCCGGTCACACCTCTAACGACCTCAACCTGTTGACCTAGTTCTTTAAGCCTTCTGATCTGCGCTTTCTGCACTTTAGAGAGCTTCCCGATTTCTGTCTTTAGCTCGACGAATATGGGGATTGAATCCGGGAAGATGACGATGCGATCCGGCACACCATCATTTCCCGGGCTTGTCCACTTATACGCCTTACCTCCGGCTTTCTTAACCTCGTCCTTTAAAATCTTCTCGATCTCTTTTTCTAACATCTTGCCTCTCCTTTCCTTCGCGTTGCCCTGTTGCCTTCTCACGTACGCGTATAGACACCTTCAATTAGGTGCGTTAGGCGTTTTTATATTTACCTACTTACCTATTTTTACTTTATATATATGAACTTTATGGCAACAATGGCAACATATAGTATATAACCCAGTATTTATGCTGGTTTTACCCGTTGCCATACCCGTTACAATTGGCATTTTTTAATGGCAACTTTGGCAACGCTTCAATTTTTACCGTTTCCAGTGTTGCCGTTATGTTGCCGTTGTCTGGCAACGCTTTACCCGCTTCTTTCAAATCCGGATTGTATGCCATATGGCCCATACCTTCTTTTCGACCTATTCCTCTTCCACCCTTTTATGGCCGTCAGTACCCCATTTATCTCCAGACTATCCAGCCGCTTAATATATTTAGGATCCCCGCCCAGGCATTCCGCCCACACCTCTGTAGCGCATACCTTGTCTCGGTCAACCAGTGGCTCATTATCTGGAAGCGTCAGGTTTCCCTGCCAGTACTGCCGGCGCTGCGATAGATCAAACCGATCCCAGCTGTACGGTACTTTTCGCTCCAGGAAGTCCCTGATCAGTCCTTCTTTACTGGATGCTTCTCTGTGCTCTTCCTGCGCGCATTCGGCCATTTTTTCAATATCCTTCGATAAATATAGGGGCTCTCCTAACCGGTAATAGGTATACGCCTCAGCCCATATCTGATCTACCTCCTTCGGAAGATCTTCCCATACTGACTTCCTTGCCGGGTGTATCCCTACATCTACCGGCCAAAACCGCCGGTTTCCGGTGGCATCCTTTAAAAATTCGCTGTCGTTGCTCGTCCCGAAAAACACGCAGCGCCTAGGATATTTTTCTGTTCTCCTTCCATAGGCTGCCCTGTATATATCTTCTCTCTTGCTCAAAAACTGCTTGATAACCTGCGTCTCCTGTTTGGTGAATGCCGATAACTCGCCGATCTCATTGATCCATGTTCCTTGTATCAACTCTGCAGCCTCTTTCCCCTCAAAGGTTGTCAGACTATCCGAAAACCATCCCTTGCCTAAAATCCCTAAGAAAGTACTCTTGCCGATCCCCTGCGGCCCTGTAAAAATAGGCATATTATCATATTTAACCCCGCCCTCAACTGCTCTTGCCACGGCTGCGCAAAGCGATTTTCGCATGACTGCATGCGTATACCCCGTATCCTCTGCGCCCAGATATTCTGGAAGCAGATAATCAAGTCGCTGCACCCCGTCCCAGGACAGAGATACCAGATACTCTTTTACCTCATTGATCCTGCTTTGGTCGCTGACAATCAACAGCGCATTATCTAGCTTATCCCTTCCCGTAATCCCGTAAAACGTTTCCATGTACCGGTAATACCCCGCGTCATCTGCATCCTTCCACCGGCGCTGCTCTTCGCTCCGATTCCAGGGGAGCTTTCCCAGCACTACGCCGCAGCTGGCGAATTCATCCGTTGCAATCTTCCCTTTTAATAGAGGATCATTCTCCAGGACAATAACTGCGTTATTGATTGTTTTTTCAAACCTGCCGTTAGCGTCTTTAGTAAGCTTAGAGAGCCATTCTGTGTCATACTCATCTGCAGTATCTTGCGTCCCATCGGAAAACGCTTCTCTTGCCCTATCGAGTCTCTCTTTGTCCATCAGTTCGGATACAGGCTTATCTTGAAGGGCCAGCCGGCTCATAGCCTTAAAGGACGGCAGTTTATTGACCGGCGTTCCGTCTTTCGCCTCCGCATCCAGATCGCCGTATTTATGGAGTCTAACTAAATCGAAGGCGTTGACCAGCTGGCCACTGCACGGGTCCGTTGCATGATGTGAGTATAAGAACAGGTCCCCGTCATACACGATGGCGCCGCCCGCGGTTGATCCTCCGGTATAGGTGTATCGCCCAGACAAGTCCGTTTCCTCATACATGCCAGGGATAAACTTATCCATTGCCTGCGTGATCGTATAGGTCCGACAGAACGCTCCGATCACGCCGCCTTTCACCCGAGGGTCCTCCTGCCGTGCCAGTCGCCTTCTGGCGATTGCCTCTGCTCCAGGCACCTGCGGCCACTGCGAGACATCCGTCCAGTCGCCATACATGCCAAGAAGGCCATCCGTGCTGCAGAACGGCCTATCGTACACCTCGCATACATAGCTGCTATCGCTGCAGCAGCTCGGCCAGTACATAAGTCTGGAGGCCTCAAAGGTCGTCGGATCGCAAAACTCCATACCCAAAAGGGAGGCTACCTTACGCGCTGCGGGCTCGTACTCGTCAGCGCTTGCGGATCTATCAAGGGGGATGATCACCCTAAGACGTGGGGCAAACTCTGCATGCTTTCTGGTGCTGTACACTGCCGCTGCACAGCCTAGCCCGGAAACTCTCTTTAGAATATTCTCTGTCTGTCCGGCTGGGATGTTATCCAGATCTAACGTAATAAGATCTCTTTGCTCTACATAAATTGCCTTCCGCTGGTCCGCTTTAAAGGTGCCGCCGACAAAACCGCCGACGTCCTTCAGCTCGTCCTGTTTAGCCTTAGGAAGCTTCAGATAAATATCCAGACTTTCAGTACCCCTGACAGGCGTTTTCAGCTTCTGCACAAACTCGGACCACAGAATACTGCTGCGCGGCCATAGCGCAGCCTTTCGGCTTCCTCCGGTACTGATCTGCAGCCACTTGTTATTCTGCATACTTCGTCTTTGCCTCCTTAATCTTTCTTATAGTAATTACTCTCAAATCCCGCGCCTTTTAGGATAAGCTCTGGCGCCCACTCAATAGGCCGCGCCATCAGGTCGCATATTTCATCCACAGAGACCTGTAACGGTGCATCGATAATTACTTCATCATGTACATGAAAGACTACTTGTAATCCTCTGGATTCGATCCTCTTAAGTGTTTCCGCGAGGCAATCTCGCGCGATTGCCTGCACGATATTCTCCGTCATTTTCCCGCCATACGTGGAAGTCAGCTCCCATTTTTTTGTATTTTGACCAACGTGGTAATAATGGATCGCCGGCCTCCCGAATTGGTTTTCTGCTAAAAATGGTTTAGGATAGAAAAGCTTTCTCCCGCTCGGAAGCTGCACAGTTAGAAAAGACTGGCCATAAATGACTTCCCCTTCAAGCCTAAATATTAGGCCGTTGATCGCCTGCGGTTCAGCCGTCTGCATCGTAGTAAGTGCTGCTTGCTCAACTCCATACCATAAATCTTTAATTCTAGGATTTGCTTTTCTCCACCGTGCCACAATATCCGGTAATTCTTCTTCGGTTAACCCCATGTTGAGAGCTCCCATCTGGATGAGGGCCCCTGTGCCGCCTTGATAGCCAAGAGCTAGTGTTGCCACCTTTCCCTTCTGCCTCAGCTCATACTCCGGGTTACCTTTGATGATCTTATCTACAGGTACACCAAACATCTGCGATGCCGTCGCTTCGTATATTCTTCCGTGGGTAGCAAACACTTCATTGACCCATTGCTCCCCCGCGAGCCAAGCAATCACCCGGGCTTCTATTGCGGAGAAGTCTGCTACTATGAATTTATTCCCCTCAGAAGGAATAAACGCCGTTCTAATTAGCTGAGACAGCGTGTCAGACACGTTACCATAAATGAGCTTTAAACCCATGTAATTTTTGCTCCGGACTAATTTTCTGGCACAGTCCAGTGTCTTCAAGTAATTTCGCGGAAGATTCTGCATCTGCACCAGTCTCCCTGCCCAGCGCCCTGTTCTGTTTGCACCGTAATACTGCGTAAGACCTCTTACACGGTCATCTACTCCCTTCGCTGATTGCATAGCAGTATATTTTTTAACTGATGTCTTTCCAAGCTGCTGCCTGATCTCTAGTACCCTTTTTACATCCGCCGGCAGATCATGGCCGAGCATCTCTGATATCGTTTCCTTTTGTATATTGGGAAGCTCCACCCCTCGCTGCTTTAGCCACCCGAGCAGCTGCGGTGTACTGTTTGGGTTTGCTAGCCCGGTTATCGCAGAAGATTCAGATACTAACCGAGCACAGCTGCAGTCATCAATGAAGAGCGCGCCGGCGATGAGCTCACTGTCTACCCGGACACCATAAGCATTCATCCGTACATCCATCTGCCATAATTTAATCTCATCATCCGGCATCGGATAAAACTTAAGCCGATTTTCAATTTCCCACTCTGTCTCTACATCCTGGATGTTGTATTCCTTAAACAGCTCCCATTTACCTGGCGCGTGTTTTGGGAGATTCCATTTTCTCCCGCCGTTCGATTTAGTTGGGGCGCAAGGTGTACAAAAGTAACGGATCAATGCTTTTCCTATAGCCAGTTTTTTCTTATCTTGCGGCAAACCGATAGCATTGCCGGTTGCCTCAAGGCCTGCCGTATATCCGCAGTAAAGGCCATGTACCATCGTACAGCGCCATTGCTGCAGTGGTGTTTCATATCCAGCTTTATTTAAGCAGTACCATTCAAAGGCTGCGTTGTATGCATGTTTAATGAATTCGGGGGATTTTAGGGCAGCGACTACGTGCTTTGGTATGGCTTCCCCCTGAGCCAGATCTACAACTCTAGTCAAATCATTACCGATTTTATAAGCGAATAAACGGATTTCAAAGTCTTCTGAGTCTGCGTATCTATACAGCCCCGCTGTTTTTATATCTACGCTGCTCCTTGTCTCAATGTCGATGCTAATGTCCATGTCATGACCTCCTACCCTTAAAGGGGCCTTTCGGCCCCTCTCGTGTTATCTTAAAACGGTAATCCTGTAATTGGATTAACTGACTGTCCTTGCGCCGGCTGCGTGTACCCTGCAAAACCTGTAGCATTTGGCGTAGCAGGCATTGCCGAGCTAGCCACTGCAGGCTGCGGCGCCCCAAAGGCCTGTGCCGCTGTTGGTGCCGATCCACCCAGCGCTTCACCGTCTGAGAGCTTCTGTACCGGGACGAGTCAGCATCCGCTCCCCTTCTTACCTCCCAACGCATAAGGGAAGAATGTCAACTTTTAACACC